CTGGCGCCGTGCTTTCACTTCGCGGATGGCCTGGCGGCTTGCATAGGAAGACTTACCCCGGTTCACATCACCAATCGCAATCAGCAAAGCTTCGCGCCAGCGGGTGCGCTGCGCTTTGAACTGCCTGATCCACCAATCCGGATTAGCCAGGCGTGACAGGCTGGCGATAGCTGAACGAGCATCCAAACAACCTTTTCGATATTTATTCCAATGCATCGGGGAAATATTGAAGACGCGAGCCATGCCAGCGATCTGACCATACAGCGCCTCCTGAGTTGTATCCTCAAAAAGCACAGCGTTGTCACCGCTGTTTTCTGCAATCAGCTGGTCGCAACGTTCTTCATAAATATCGTTGAGCACCTTCGTGATATCCCGGGCAAATTCTTTCAGTGCCTTATCGTTCATACCAGGCAAACGCTGATATCGGTCGGATTCAGACATAAAAAGGAGTGATGCATCAGAGTTCATCGCGTGCGCCGCGTTCACAGCTGCAATGCGTGGCAGGATAGTGCGGCCTAATGTGAACACCAGATACTTATTGGCGGCGTGCAGGCCTTTCTGTTTAAGCAGGTATTGATGCCGGCCCGTGAACATCTCGTACATGTATGGGGTCAGGCTTTTTAGTCTGTCTAAAACGACTTGCCCCTGACGGAATTCATCACGGGTAAGTGGTCTTGGTCTATCTGGCCCGGCAATTGCCGGGCGTGGGGTGTTCCATGGGTAGGCCCATGGCTGAGGAGTGGGGAGCGGGGGACTTTGAAGAGGCATCGTTAATCGTGGGTGCGGGTTTCAGACCGCTCTTTGATATCAGTACCACGGAAATCTTCAGCGAGAAATCCGCTGACAATGACCAGGAGAACAGAAAACACTACCGAAAATAGGATCATACCCGCCCCCGATAAAGCCGATTTCTGAACTCCTGGAGTTCTTTACAAGTCACACATGTATCAACACCGGGCAAAGCGGCGCGGCGAGTCTCTGGGATAGGGCGGTCGCAGTCGAGGCAGAACATTGCAGATACGCCCGTTACCGTCTGACGGGCAGCGTTAATCTGATGTTCAAGGATGTTGGCCTGACGCTCTGTGATTGAATCCAGTAAATCAGGCATTAGTGAATCTCCGCGGCTTCGTCCTGGAGACGCTCAGCCTCTGCACGCAGAGCTTCAACGGCCTCGATTACGGTCATCTCATGTTTGATGATGTAGGTGGCCAGAACCTGCAGGCGTGAAGATAAGACGTTAGCGCTGTTACGCCGCTGATCTTCCCTGGCTTCATTTAAGAGAACTAAAACAGCACAGTGATCGCTATCTGGTTGTGAATGGTCAATTACTGCGTCAGTTGATTTAGCTTGATTGATATTCATTGTGATATTCCTGTTTTTAGGCAAAGCAATGCCCGGCGAGTTGAACGCCAATTAATTAAATCTTGGTTAGTGTTTAATATTTAATGCGCAATCATCATCACTGATAAATTTTGGAAGCGAGTCCTGTAGGCCAATTAAAGAATTCAGCGCGGCAACCACTTGCTTACGTTCGGCGTAAGTGAGCTCCGAGAACTTCATTTCCACATGGCGGGATTTTAATCCAGCATGGAAGCAAATAGTTTTACGCATATGCGGCGGGCTTTCGTCAAATGCTTCCTGCGCTGCGTTCTTACGGAAAGGAAACATTTCTTTAATACGGGAGAGATGTTTGATCCCAATTTCTCTTTGTTTTTCGTTTGCTAATAACATGAAGACCTCAACTAAATAGGCGCTTGAATAACAGCTTCTTTTTGGCTGGAGTTGACAAGGTTACAAATGCAACCTGGCGTGGTGCAGGGTTCCAGCGTCCACCGCCTGGTAATTCAATCCAGCCATGACCGAAATGACGGGCAGCGGATTGCTGCTTCAGCAGGGGAGCAATAGAAATGACCATGATCACACCATCCCGTTGGTGGTAATACTGGCGATGGCGCCTACCGCAGAAGCCAGAGCAGGTGAAGCCTGCACACGCCCCTGAACAATTAGGCCGATCAGTGAGAGATGCCTGATACCAGCATTCACTCCATCAAGTAGCGACATCCTACGCTGTGAACAAACATTGCCACCGCGAACGGCATCGGCAGCAATAGAACCAACCGCAGCTGTCGCCTGGAGTGCGTAGGTTGAGAGATTCGAAGTGGCGAGCTCGTTAACAGGTACAGAAGGCAGGCAGTTAATTTGTGCCAGCATTCCATCGAGTAGGGCAGCATCTTCTGTCAGGTCAGTGATCAACAGGACTTCTTCACAAGTCAGTTTGTGGGGCTGGGCCGGGTTGAACTTATTGCGGAGGATTTGGGGCTTTGTTCCCATATCAGCGGCCAGCTCAGTGATATTGTGACGATTCACAAAAGCCTTACATGCTTCGTCAAAGTGAGTTTGTTTAGAAACGCGATAATCAAACATTGTTAGTCCCTGCTAGTTTGAATAATCTGACTCAAGGCTTTATGTAGCGGCACTTGATGGCTTGCTGACGGTTTTTCTCACGCCAGGCTTCGAGGTTGATCAAAGCATTCCCGTGTCGTTCCATTACGATAGTTTGCATTTGACCTGTTTTGATGCATTTACGTTTTTGAGTGACTGTACTCGAAGGGGTAGGAGCAAGAAGAACAACGCCTTTAGCGATCCACTTTTCGAGAAGCGATGCACTGATACCGTTTATCGCTGCGAAATCTTTTTTTGAGATCGTCGGGGAGGTTGCCAGAGTAGTCAGTTGCAAACTTATAGCGTTCACAACGGTTGCGGCAAGGGCTGATTCTAATGCAGGTAATAGCTGAGTTATGAGTGAGTTTAGCTGTTCTCCTGAAACGGCCTTCTTATCTATAGGTGCTTGAATTGCATTCTGATGAGACATAAAGCAAAATCTCCTTTTAAGCAGTTTGAGTTCTACTGTGTGACATGTGGTGTGCTTGCACTTTAGAACGCTTTATTTGAACTGTAAATCTCTTTTAGCGATTTATTGGTAAAAAAAATGCGTCTAGAAAATGCCGTTGCAGCTGATGTGCTGGAAAGAATCCTTTCTGCATATGGCTTTACGATGCAAAAAGAACTGAGTGATAAGCTTGGTATTGCTAAAAGCAATGTTGCAAGTTGGATACAGCGTGGGCAAGTTCCTGGGAACGTTCTGGTTCAGTGCGCATTGGATACAGGAGCAGATGTTCAATGGCTAGTAAATGGCGTGTTTGCAAATGAAAGCATTAATGCCGAACCGTCATGTTTAGATAGATCAGTGAGTCGGGTGAAGGGCAAAGCACTAATTGAAATCATGCTTTCAACTGGTGGACGCCCTGTCCTGCAAAGGATTATGGATGCATACAGATTTAAGACTCAAAAGGAACTAAGTGATTATCTATTGATATCAGCTGGCACGATCAGTACATGGATACGCAGAGAATTTTTTCCTGGTGATGTGGTGATAGCATGCTCACTCGATACTGGCGTTTCATTGGAGTGGCTTGCGACAGGGAAGGGAGCAAAAACTCCACGAAATAACAGTAATATATTAATTCCCAAGAAATATTTAAATGCGGGCACTATAGAAAATTCTGGTGATTGGGAATCAGATGTGGATTTTATACCACATGAAGTAGTCAAACCCGTTTTCGTTCATAGTAACTCTGGTTCTTGGATCGCTGACTTTGGTACTACTGATATCAGCAATGGTCGGTGGATTCTTGGGATAGATGGTAAATATGATATCTATGATGTCGTTCTCTTACCTGGCAAAAAGATCAATGTCACAAGTAAAGGCTTAACCTTTACTTGCGGGATTAATGAAGTCACAGCCTCTGGAAAAATCGTTGTGACAATGGAATATAACTTTTAGAAGGAAAAAGCATGGAAGCTGTTATTATTATTGTTTCCCTTACTGTTGCTGCTTGGGCAATTAGCAGCATTTGCTCAAAAAACCAAAGCAAAACTAAAAAACTATGGAAATCCATTTTAGCCGGTTGGTTTTTCGCTGGAGTCGGTAGCGCAGCAACTACACCTGAAGCATCAAGTATCAGCATAATTATGCTATTGATAGGCATTGCTATTGTTGCTTATTCAAACCATCAGAGTACTAAAAACACATCCTCAAATGATGATATCTTTCGCGAACATAGAGAAGCACTTAAAAGCTTTGATTTTGAAGGTGAAATAACTAAAAAAAGAACTTATCGAGAGACTAAGTTTACTAGTAAATTCACTGGTACTGAGTTAACTAAAGTTGCTTTTCACTATGTTAACTCTAAAGGAGAAGAGACGTTTAGAGATGTTGATATCAAAAGTTACGATGGTCATTACTTAGAAGGATATTGTCATGTCGCAGGGCAGTTAAGGACATTTATCCTTAGCCGAATTGAAGGTGATATTATAATTCGAGCAACAGGTGAGTCACTTGAACCTTATCAATGGGCAGCTATGCTAGCTGATTAA